TACAGCAATTTTTAACAAGCCTCAGGGCAAAATTGATATTTCAAAAATTGATAATGTTCTTATTAAGCCCAAAGGAACATTTAAAAAATATACAGTACAAGATTGGGGCGATATGCTTATGTTAGATAAGGAAATTAAAAATATCCTTAATACTGATAAGGCAAATGATGTTGCAAATACAGATTCTAGATTTGACCCCGCAGTAATGGGTGTTACTGGATACACCTTGCTTAAGGAATTCTTTTATGATGAGGAATATCAACGATTAATGGAAATGAGCAATTCAAAAAGATTGCTTAGAACTTTTGATTTACGATTCTTTACGTGTGTATTTTGTGTTAAGGTAATAAACAAAAAGAATAAACCTTTTACTATCATAGACGGCGCAGGCAATGCAATGGTTCTTTATATGAACACGGTTGACGGATGGCACCATTTAGTTGACTTGTACCTTGAACTACGTGCAGGAAATATCAAAGGATGGGATCCTGAAGATTGGGGAGACTTTCCTGTGCCCACACAAACATGGACAACCGATGATCCTACTTTACCGGGTCTTATTGCACTTATGTTAAACGGTGAAGGACAGTCTAAATGGGGTGAATTTGAATATTTGAGAATTCATAGCAATAATTATAGATTGTATCCCAAACAAGCAACTGAGCAGGATAAATTAGCATACGACCAAGTAATGACTTGTCTCCAGGCAGGTAATACTGCACTACTACCTAACAATCATACTGATGCTAAAGAAGCCGGGGTGTTTTCACACATTGGGGCAGTAACGCAAAGTGCTAATGCAGAAATACCCCGTCTGGAGTTTATCATGTCTCAAAATGAAAAATGGTGGCCTTTAGAGGAAAGAAGTAGTGCAATGTTTGGGTTTTATGGTAACATATACGATGAGTTTGTTCGCAATCACAAACCACTTGGTGGCACCGCATTTGACGATCAAATGCTAAATTATCATTATATCCTACAACAAGTATTTGGTAATTTAAGCAAGGCAATGAAAGCTATTAAGGGTAAACACGGGGCATTGAAAAAATTAGAGACATTATCTAATCAAGGTTGGAAAGCACCAAGTGGTGACACTGAAGTATTGGCAGTAGTAGAAATCATTTATAAGGATTATTTAAAGGGTACTCATAAAATTTCTGCGATACGTGGAAGTTATGTTTGGACTAATACAAAAAAGCAACAACAAACAGTTGTGGATGCTTTAATGAAACTTCCAAATACTACTTATGCTCAAATAATTAGTTCCTTATAAGTTGACTTTATTCAAATACCAGTATATAATACACGTATGAAATACGCATTAATTGATACCGCAAATACTTTTTTTCGGGCCCGTCACATTGCATCACGCAGTAGTACGGTTGACGAGAAGATAGGGATGGCAATTCATCTTACACTAGCAAGTACTAATCAAATCGTTAAACGTTTTGGAATTGATCATGTTGTGTTTTGTCTCGAAGGTAGGTCGTGGAGAAAGGACTTCTATGCTCCATATAAGAAGAACCGTGTAGTAGATACGCTATCGCAAACAGAAGCGGAAGTGGAAGAAAACACCATGTTTTGGCAAACGTATGAGGCCTTCACAAATTACCTTAAAGACCGCACAAACTGTAGTGTATTGCGTGATCCTAAGGCTGAAGCTGATGATCTCATAGCCCGCTGGATTCACTTGCATCCAGCAGATGAACATTTTATAATTTCAACCGACAGCGATTTTTACCAATTAATTTCTCCTACAGTAAAACAATATTCGGGTGTCACTGGTGAACTAATTACGCTAGAGGGATTTTTCAAAGAAAATGGTAAGCCCGTATTGGATAAGTTAAAGAATCCGAAACTATTAGAGGATCCACAATATATATTATTTCGCAAAATAATGCGCGGTGACGCAACCGACAACGTATTCAGTGCTTTTCCCGGGGTACGTGAAAAAGGTTCAGCAAAGAAAGCTGGATTGATTGAAGCATATGCTGATCGCCATAAGCAAGGCTATGCGTGGAACAATATGCAACTTTCCCGCTGGTCCGACCATGAAGGAAATGAGGTCCGTGTCAAGGACGCATATGAGAGAAATCGTACCCTAATTGACTTGACAGCACAGCCCGATGATGTTAAACTGTCAGTAGATACAAACATCCGTGAAGGTGTTCGTACAACTACTATTCCTCAAGTGGGCCTACACTTACTAAAATTTTGCGGGAAGTATGAACTGCAAAAAATTGCAGATAACGCGGAGACATACGCAAAATGGTTGAACAGCCCTTATGTAGGAGTATTGAAATGAATAACAGAGTAAGAGAATTAATTAAAGAACACGGTAGTGATTCTAGTGGCAAGTGGGTAGCAATTGATAAGGTAGAATTGATTGCCGAGTTGATTGCTTACGAATGTATGGACCTTGCTCTGGGGTCTAGTCATAGAGAAGATGATATGGGTGCTATTATTGCTAATAAGATTAAGAAACATTTTGGAGTAGAAGAATGAGAAAAATTATTGAAGATACAATTACTAGAAACAAAGACTTTCAAGAAGAAAGACGGCTGAGAGTAAAAAGATTTAAAGAACTAAAGGCTCCCGATATCATAATTGAAACTGAAGAAATGATTTCAAAGATGACTTTAGCAGAATATAACATCTACTGCCAGCAACTTGAAGAAGAAGATAAAAAAGTTAAATTGGAATATGCTAAAAATAATCCTATTCAACAATCTATAGTTGATGAGATTTATAATAGAGAAAGTAAATTAGAATATGATTATTTCATTTATTCATCTAATGTTCATCTGGCAATGGCTATTGATCCTTTGAGTTTTATGAGCAACGAAGATTATGAAAATGATTTGTATAGAACCTTTTTAGAACACGCCAAAGAACTTTATAGAAATAGATTCAAAGAACAGTTTGGAGTAGAAGAATGAAATTTAAAATTTGCGGAATAGATTACGAAGTAAAATATAAAACATCGGAAGAAATGCAAGGCACTATTGGCTTAGCACGATTCAATGACCAAGAGATTTGGATTGGTGATCAATTTACTGAACAAACTAAAAAGATTGCATTGTGGCATGAAGTATTACATATACTAGACCATGCATACAATCTAAAGATGACAGAAGAACAGGTGAAGTTTCAAACACATGCATTAATTGCACTAGTAGAAGATAACCCGGAAGTATTTAAAAATGGCACAACACAGTAATTACTGGTCATGCACACCCTTTGCTGATTGGGTGCGCGGTATGCCAAAAGGCGGAGCCAAGACTAGTGAAGGTTGGGATGAATGGAATAGTGAAGCTAAACAATACCATCCTGTTCGTTATTGGTTAGCAGAAGAAGGTCTTGATAAACTTCAAGATTTTGTAACATATCCTGTCAGAAAAATATATGATGTCAAATATTACATTAATAACAGGTACGTTACTCGTACTCATGCTCTCACCGCTCATAGCCGTGATATTAAGCCTGGTTCTTGGTCTGATGTTGGGAGTCGCTTCCTTCCATGCTTATTTAATGAGTTGGTTGATTTTGTCGAGGTCGAGCAAGCCTGGAGCCACATCGCATGGGGAAGTAAAGAAGATAGAAAGAAGTATGATGCTCCTTTTTATGCTACTGGGTGGTGGCGTTGGCGCACTTGGCGTTGCCCTCAAGCAGGTATCGATCATCTTGACTGGGCAATGACACTTACTCTTGATAAAGATATGGGTGTAGATCCAGATAACCCAGAATATGGCAAGCCTACTGGTCAAGCATTACGTGCTAAAGAAATTAAAGAACTGTATACATGGTGGACAGTAACATATCGTAATCGTCCGGACCCTCACGATGCAAGTGGTTGGAGTGAATACTGTGAAAGTTTACGAATCAAGTTTGGTACAAACTGGATTGGTAGATCCGATAAAGATACTGCAAGTAAAAAAGCAGGTGATAAGGCTCTTAAACTTACTACTAAGATTGAAGCAGCCTACGACAAAGAAGATGAACAAATGATGATCCGTTTAATTAAAATTCGTGATAGTTTGTGGACATGATATGAAAAAGATTTACTACGAAAAAGTAGGACGTAAGTATGTACCTGTTGCAGAATACGATAGCGACTGGATGGACAGTTTTCATAAAGGTACACACCTTTTGATGGTATATCCGGGTGGGCAGAGTCGTAGGTTTAATATTGATCCCAACTATGCAGCTATGATTGCAGCCAGCCGAGTAGCCGAAGAAGCTATAATTCAGGCTATGCACAAAGCTAGTGAATTAAAGCCTACCCAAACTCCGATAACAGAAGGTCAACGCAAGGCATGGAAGAAACTAGCAAAAGAGTTTGGTAATGAACTTTGTACCTTGAACGGAGCCAGTTCACACGATATTGCCGAAGCAGGTGTGAAAGCTATGATGGCAGAAGCTGATCAGTTAATGACTAACCCTGCTGTAAAGAAAGCCTACGAACATTTTTTATTGGTTGCTGAATTGACAAAGGATTAAGTATGACAGTAGAAGAATACGTTAAAGAATTAGAAGTACAACTTGAGGCAGATGTAATTGAAAAGTTTAAAGACTGGCCAGTTGATACTAAGTTGTATATGTACTTACATCATATTCAACTACAATTCATGGCAGATTACATGGACGCCCTTAATGTTGCTATGCAAATTTATAGGTCAAAAAAGAATGCGTAAATATATAACCAACAAATTCAATAGTGTATTTCTTCCTTACGAAGAAGGCATGATTGAATGGCTTAATGAAAACTACCCGCACAGTAAATATGTTGTTGTTGAGGTTGTATGAACGAACGAATTAAACTACTAAAAGAACAGTCTATGGAATGGGTGCCTAATATGGCTGACCCAGATACCAAGATTCGGCTGCTCAATGCTGAAAAGTTTGCCGAGTTGATTATAAAAGAATGTGCTACTGCGGTAGCCAAAGCCAACAATCCTCTTGGACGCAATATTGATAAACTATTTGAAATGCACTTTGAAAAATGATTGAAATTTTTATACCTGTATTATTCATGTGTCTAAATGACAATTGTAATTTCATGCAATCACAGAATGTTTATAAGTCGGAAGCACAATGCAGATTATCAATCGATAATCAAAAAAAACACATGCTTGAAGTTGCCAATCAAGCTGGTCAGCCAAAGATAACTATACTTGAAGGTACTTGTATTAATACGAAAATTGAAAATACAGGAAAGAAAATATGATATACGTTAAACTACGTTTAACTAATCCATGGAGTCCAACTTGGGAAGTATTAAAAACTATTAGTGGACAATTTACTAAAAATAAAGCATGGGAATTTAATATATATCACAGTAATGAATTATTAGGTATAGAATTTGAATATACACTACGAACCGATCATGCAGGGCTTGGGTTAACATTGTCATTTTTTAATTATACCTTTGAGTATAAAATTTACGATATAAGACATTGGGATTATACAGAAGATAAATGGAGTACTACCACGTATGCGTAATCAAGCAGATTATTTTAAAGAAAATCGTCACGTAGCCAAATATGAATTTGGTCAACGTATCTTTGGATACTGGAATAGTATTCCATTCGTGGGTACGGTTGGCAATGATACTGTAATCAACGACACAATTGGACCACAATACAGTATCCATTTAGATTTACCAATACGCTTTGAGAATACTACCTATAATGTTATAGTAGACAAACAAAGTAATTTTAAAAAGATTACAAAATTAATAGAAATGGAAGAAGATGTCAAAACCACTAATCGCAAAACCCGTCGTTAAAAATCAATTTTGGATTGTTACTGATGGCAAAGAAAAAGTAGGAAATGTAATTGCTGATGGGTCTGGCTTTGAAGTAAAACTCAACGGCAGTAAAACTCATTTCAAAAATACTAATGCAATTAAAAAACAAACTAGTATACAGTTTGAAACAACCAAGGTAGATAAGAATAAAAAAGAAATACCTTTCAACGAATACCCGACTACAAAGAAGGTATTTAACTCTATACTTGATATCAAGCGCAAGATTCATCTATTCACAAAGACCCAGAAAAGCAAGTGTTTTCACGCCGCAGGGTGGTATGTTTTGTATCAAGGTGATGAACCAGTTGTAACATTTTGCCCTAAATACATCTTTATTCAGCGTTATGAGTATCTAGGTCCGTTCAAAACAGAGGATGAGGCAAAAAAACTGATAAATATCTAATGATTCATATCAAACGATTTATTGATAGAGTAGCAAGTATTGAGAGTAGACAGGGTAAAGATGTGGTTATTCCATTATCTGATGCTCGTGGACTACGTGACGAATTAGCTAAACTACTAGTAGATCACTATGAGGTTACTGAAGGAAAGAAGAACACTTCCGAAGTTATTCAAGTTGAACTAGTCGGAGGTAAATTTTAATGAGTAGAACACAACCAAAAGTATTATTGGAACTTGTAGATAAAAATACATACAAGTGCGATCAAATTGTAGAAGCCAGTGGCATATGGGCTGTATTCTATGATGGCCAACCTATTAACTTAAAGTCACAACACTATCAAGATCCAGACGCTACTCCTAAATATAAGAAAACAAGTTTTAGTAATCCGGGTCATGCACGTAATCTTTGTCGCAAACTAAACACACAATTTAAAACAGATAAATTCACGGTTGTGTTTATGAATAATGGTACTACTGTGTACCCAGATGAGTGATAGAAAAAAACTAAAATACACTATCACTAGAGCAGTTATGGATCAACTGCCTAGCAATAACATCCCAATTGAAACAATCATAAGTGATTGGTGGTTCACCAAATCAGGTGATAGCCTGCGCCTGACGCCACAGGGCGATATAAAATTCAAAGAAGCACAGATAGAATATTTTGACCTACCTGTCAAAGTTAAGAAAACTAATTGGTATAAGTTTCTAACTGAATGTAATAGAAAAATTAAATGTCCATATTACTTTAGTGTAAATAAAAATGTAGAGTCAAAAGAACCTTTCATAAGACTATACGATAGTAAGATAGCAATGATGCTAGCACTATACGGTGATATAGAAAGTTATTTAGAATCAGTGAGGATACGACAATGACAGAAGAAAAGAAAAGCAAGAACCCATTCATTGCAATGGCACAAGAAGCTAAAAAGAAAAACGCACTAGCAAATCCTGGATTAGGTAAGGCCCCTAAAAGTCAAGGACCTAAAGCAAACACTAAGGGATTTGGTGGGGCAAATGTTACACGTAGAGCAGGTCGCGGTGGTTAATACCACTCACCTTCATTACGCATACGTTTAATAAAAGACAAGTAATTACTACATACACCAAAACAACGTAGGTGTACTGTAGAATACATTCCTCTATCCTGTATCTCGGGTAGAAATATAACACTAGAATTATCTATCGCAACAGTTCCGGGAGTGATAATTTTTCCATTGCTTGCTGTTACGGGAGTACTTTCTGTGTCAGTGGGGAACCAAAAGTAATTTGGATATAATTTACTTGGTTGAGTTACTATCCAAGTTTGCATCTCATCATTCATAGCATTAAGCCAAAAACGAGGACCTTGAAGATATTTTTCGGTTACTTGAGTTATGGGTTGATCTACGCCCAAATATAGAATTCCACTATCACGCCAAACATTGACCATAGTGCTGAACCCAGCATTCATTGATTTGGTTATTTGTTTTGGGGTAGCAGCATCCTCAAAATTGGTGCCGTCGTAGATTCCCTGATAAGAGATATATTGTAAACGCATTTAGTATTTAGTCTTGTCAACGGAAGTACGGTCTGCCGCGTTATATATATATGCAAGACAAAAATCAACTTGATGATTACGAAACGAAAAAGGATAAAACCGAACCGTTTATGGAACAGTATTTGCCCACTAGTTACGATTGGAGATTATCCAATTGTGATGAAAGGCGTAGTGGTCCATGTAAGATCAAAGATGAATATGTTAAGCATAAATTTCATTAACACTAAAAGGAAACTTCAAATGAAAACAATCGCTACTCTTATCGCTACTTTGGTAACTACTGCTGCTTTTGCAACTGAGCCTGCTAAGACCCCCGCAGCACCGGCTGCTCCCGCTGTAACTGCTTCCGCTGTAACTGTTTCCGCCCCTGCTGCTCCAGCTAAGGAAGAAATGAAGTTAGCCAAGAAGAAGGAGGACAAGAAAGCTGATGCCACCAAAAGTGCTAAGCCAGCTAAACCTACCCAAGACAAAACGGCTACAGCTAAAACTGAGTCTGCAACACCAGCAGCGCCAGCAGTACCCGCTACTAAGTAATACAATAATAGAGGAAGATGATGACGATGATGGTCCAGAAGAATTGGATTATCATCGTGCATATGGTCGTCCTAAGGTTTACTATGTAGATGAAAAAGTTATAGATTTAGGTGATGAACCATTATCTGATTATGTAACTGTTAGGTTAGCCCTTTCCAGAGCAAAAGCCTTGCTAAAATATAGAGAAACCTATACAATTGTATAAATACAGTTAAGAGTTCTGTTTTAAAAACTCTTTAACACACTTACACGGAGAATATATGTTAAACCACTTAGCGGGCTATTTTTGTAGCCTACTCAATAACTTCAGCAGACCACAGACTTATGGTACTGCATTAGAAGAATACATTGTTAGACATGCACCCCAAAATGCATGTGATGTAGACCGTCTCACCCGTCAATTTGAAATACAACAATCTGGTAGAGGATGGTAATCATGCAAATATTAAAAGCAATATACAATTTTTTTGGTGCAATGAGACAGGCAAGAGCAGCCTCAACATTAGCACACAACGGAGATCATAAAGGCGCACGTAAACTTATTATGTCTGACTTTAAGGGCTGGATCTAATAACTAAATAACATACTAACAAAGGATCCATTATGTTTACACCTGATTTTTATATAGAAATGTTCCAGACCTCAAAAAGGATGGCAACTAATCAAATTTTCAAAGACGAGAGATTAAATAAGGTTGCCAACGACTTTATAGATGCCCAAACAGTCTTTGCAAAGATGATGGCAAAGAATACAATAGAGATGTTAACTTATGCTGCTGACAGCATGAGTAAAACAATTTATCCTCAAGGTGAGGATGAAACAGTCAAGGCAAAGACTGCGAAAAAATAAGCTATTTTTACACACACCGACATTAACACAAGGAGATTAATATGTCAACATTTGATACACCAAAATTACCCGAAGTAAAATTCAACAAAAACGGTTACGAAATCCGTGCCGACATTCTAGACATGGCCAAAGGCTTAGTTAGTGAAGATTATCACTCTAAATTCCGCGGTTGGGAAATGACTGTCGCTAAGGATGAAAAGACTGGACAAATCGTTACCAAAGTTGGTATGCCCGAATTCCCAGGTCTAGACAAGATTTTGGAAACTGCTGAAAAGATGTATGGTTTTGTAAACCAAAATACAACTAAGAAGTAATTCTACCCCAAAATGCCCCAAAATCGGGGCATTTCCACGGGTAAAAAAGGTTGACATTAAATGGATTTGGGTATATAATAGAGGCTTAGACAGTCAACAAACGGAGTATTTTATGATGATTGAAAAAGAAACTAAACACAAGTCTGCTGGCAATTTTGCTTGGTTCGCTGAACGTGATGCAAGATTGCGTAGTGCAGTTAATAGTTCTTTGTTTACTGAAATACAGAAAATTCGTGCTGAACAAGTCAAATTGGGCCTGGAAATGGTCTATAGTGCTGATAGAGTTTATGTTGAATTTCGCAAAACATTTATCAGCGTCAAAGTAGAAAAGCCCAATGTGCGTGATCGTAAGGGCCTAGCAATGCTAG